TTCATTGCTCAAAAAGGAACTATCATACAACTAAAAGAATCTAGAAGAGTACCAAGAAAGATACATGAATTAGCTAACTCAATTATTGGAAGGGTTGATAATCGAATAGATAAGAGTTGGAACCCAAAACAACATGAGGGAAAACTATCTGCTTACGATAACTTTGAAGATATAGATATGTCAGAAGGTAAATGGTTGGTATTAACTAGAACAAGATCAATGTTAGATGCACTAGAAGAAACACTTAGAGAAAAAGGTTTTTACTATGACAATAGATTTAAGAAATTATATGAAAAAGATATTCAAATTGCTGCAACCAACTGGGAACATTTAATCAATGGTCAGATGTTAAACTTTAAACAAATAGAAGATATTTCAAAATACATCAGCACTGAAAAATGGAACAAGAATAAACTTAAATCAATAGTGAAGAACGCTTTGTATAGCTATGATCAACTGCACAAGGATTATGGACTTGATACTAATGAAATTTGGTATGATGCTTTTGATCAAGCGGGAGAGAAAAGAATTAATTACATAAGACGTATGAAACGTAATGGAGAGATGTTGAACCAAGAACCACGGATAAAACTATCAACCATTCATAGTGCGAAAGGTGGAGAAGAAGACAACGTAGTTCTTCTAACTGATCTTACATACAACACTAAGAAATCATATGACAAGAATCAAGATGATGAAACAAGATTATTTTATGTGGGTGCAACTAGAACAAAGGAACATCTTCATATCATAAGACCTAAAGATGATAATAAATGTTACCCAATGGAGGAAATAATATGACCAATAAAGATATATTTAGTGACTCATTTCCACAAGATAAACAAATCGGTGGATCTCATTACAAAAAATTTAAGATTCAACCGTATGAATTTATTTCAAAGAATGACCTTTCTTTTTTTCAGGGAAACGTAATTAAATACGTTTGCAGGTATAAGAACAAGGCAGGGATACAAGACCTTGAGAAGATTAAACATTACTGTGATCTAGAAATATTAAAATTAAAAGATGACAAATGAGTGCAGCAAAAAATTGGTCTTTACATTACAGGGAAATTTATGAACCACAGATTAAAAGATTAACTGAAAGATATAATAAAATATATGACGAAAATCAAATGATGAAAAAAAGACTAAAAAAATATGAAGGAAGTTTAAGAATGGTTTGTTACTACAACAAAAAGGATAAATAATGAGTTGGCAAGAATTTAGAGCAAGAGCAAAAATAATAGAAGAAAACTTTGCAAAGAATTTAAAAGACCCAGTATGGGCAAATGACTATCAAGACATGCAAGAGCATTGGGATGTGCAAGGGACTTTAGATGGCCAGCTTTTAAAATTTGATGTCAAAGGAATGAAGAAGAAAAATAGATCAGACAGTAAATTTCAAGATGATATTGCTTGGGTTGAAGGAACTAATGTTAGAGGTAAACCTGGTTGGGTGAAAGGCAAAGCAGATTATATTGTATTTGAGAGATTAGATCATTGGCTTCTTGTTTTAAGAGAAGAGCTTTTAGATTTAGTTAATTTAAAATTAAAAGAAAACAATTTTCAAAAAGGAAAAGGTGTTTATCAAATATATCAACGTGAAGGTAGACAAGATAAAATTACCATGGTTCCATTTGAAGACATAGAAAAAATAAACAATGTGAAAAGGATAAATAAAAATGCAGAAACTAGTATTTAAACCTCAGACAGAATGGTTACCACCAGAAGATTTTCCAGATCTATCAAAATATGATGAGATTGGAATTGACTTAGAAACTAGAGATCCTGATTTAACAAAGATGGGATCAGGAGCAATCATTGGTAAAGGAGAAGTTGTAGGTATTGCAGTTGCCGTAGAAGGATGGTGTGGTTATTATCCAATTGCTCATGGTGGTGGCGGAAACATGGATAAAACTATGGTTCTTAAATGGTTTCAAGATGTTTTAAATACTCCATCTAAAAAAGTATTTCATAATGCAATGTACGATGTGTGTTGGATTAGGGCTATGGGTCTAAAGATTAATGGACAAATTATAGATACTATGATTGCAGCAGCTTTATGTGATGAGAATCAATTTCGTTTTGATTTAAATACTTGTGCTAAAAGATATGTGGGTACGGGAAAAGATGAAGCAGCTTTATATGCAGCAGCAAAAGAATGGGGTATCGACCCTAAGGGAGAGATGTATAAATTACCTGCAATGTATGTAGGTCAATACGCAGAAAAAGATGCAGCTATTACTTTACAATTATGGCAGTATTTAAAAACAGAAATAGTTAAACAAGATATACAATCTATCTTTGATTTAGAGATCGAACTATTCCCCTGCCTCGTTGATATGCGGTTCTTAGGAGTTCGTGTAGATGTTGATGGAGCTCATCAATTAAAACAAAAATTAGTTGGAAGAGAACAATCGTCATTGCTAGCAGTGAAAAAAGAAACAGGAATAGAACCTCAGATATGGGCAGCAAGATCCATTGCCAAAGTTTTTGAGAAATTAAATTTACCTTATGATAGAACTGAGAAAACATCTGCTCCTTCTTTTACTAAAAATTTTTTACAGAACCATCCACATCCAGTGGTTCAACATATCGCAAGAGCCAGAGAAATAAATAAGGCTCATACAACATTTATTGATACCATATTAAAGTATTCACATAAAGGCAGAATTCATGCTGAAATAAACCAATTACGGGGGGATAACGGAGGAACGGTTACTGGAAGATTCTCATACTCAAACCCTAATCTTCAACAAATTCCCGCAAGAAACAAGGAACTTGGGCCTATGATTAGGTCTTTATTTATCCCTGAGGACGGCCATACATGGGGTGTATTCGACTATTCTCAACAAGAGCCTAGGTTGGTAGTGCATTATGCAGCTTTACAGGATCTATATGGGGTTGATAATGTATTAGATTCTTATAATAATGATCCTGATACAGACTTTCACACAATCGTTGCTGATATGGCTAATATTCCAAGGAGTCAGGCTAAAACAATTAACTTAGGATTGTTCTATGGAATGGGTAAAAATAAACTTCAAGCTGAACTTGGAGTTGATAAAGAAACATCCGATGATTTGTTTAAACAATACCATGATCGAGTTCCATTTGTTAAACAGCTAATGGATAATGTAATGCAACGATCTCAACAACGGGGTCAAATAAGAACTCTGCTTGGAAGATTATGTAGGTTCCATCTATGGGAGCCGAATATGTTTGGGATGCATAAAGCATTACCACATGATGCAGCACTCTTGGAACATGGACCAGGGATTAGAAGAGCTTATACTTACAAAGCTTTAAATAAATTAATTCAAGGTAGTGCAGCAGACATGACAAAGAAAGCTATGATTGAATTATATAAAGAAGGCATCATACCTCATATACAAGTACATGATGAACTTGATATATCAATCAAAGATCCAGCACACGCTAACAAAATAAAAGAAATTATGGAAAATGCTGTTAAACTGGAAGTACCTAACAAAGTGGACTATGAATCTGGGCCAAATTGGGGTAATATAAAATGATAAATTATGGCTTACTTAAATGCAAACATTCCTGTACAATATGCCCAAATAAAAAGGGAGTATTTATATGATCTCAAAAAACATCACGGAGAAGTTGAAGACTGCATTATCTTTGGTATTACCTGTATTACAGGACGCGCTATCTTATGGCATGCGATTATGGAAAATGGCGCAATCTTTTATCGTCTCCCAATTACGGCATTTATTCAACGTGGTTATGAACCCGAGTCTGTTCCCACCAAAAGACTTGATGAACTCCAGCTTTGGAATTCTTTTAGTTATTATCCTGCTGTTACTAGTTATGATATTCTAGGCGGACAACACGGCAAGTACATAGGAAAAGATAAGAAATGGCATCACGGTACATATTTATTTACCGTTGACTTTGCGCATCCAGAGAGTAATATAGTAGACACCGATCATTCGGAAATTCCACACGAACATAAGTGTGCACACATCATTGCATTAGATGATGGAAATTATGCGGCACAGCCTAACAATAGATTAATCTGGGACATACCATCGTTTACGGTCAAGGACAATATTCCTGACTGGAAAGTACAAACCAACGAATGGAATGTAGAAAACTCAGGTAAATGGAAAACAGAAGATACTGATAATTTCTTCTATGAAATTGAGGAAAAGAAAAAATAATATGGAGGCCCATTATGGACTACAGATTCACAGCGATATTAATTATTGCTCTTTGTCTTTTAGCTATCTTTGGGGGTCCAAGTGGATATTAAACGTAAGCTCTCTTTATTTTTTCACAAGCTATCACTAGCGGGTAAAAAACTACAGGAGTATTTAGATGACCCGAAAGACTAACACAATGTTAATAGGATTGTTAGGTACAATTTTAATGGGACTTGCTACATGGACTTTAGTTACATTAATAGAACTTCAGTTAACAGTAACTATGATTCAAACTGATTTGATGTCTATTGACAAGCAATTTGGCAGAGTCTATAATTTCATCGATTCAGTTAGAGGTAATTAATGAAAAAATGTAATAAATGTAAAAAAGAATTTGAACCAAAAGACGAATTTGATATGTTTTGCAGCCAGGACTGCAAAGAAGAAGCTCTCGCAGACCTTGACAAAGACAGCGATGAGTGTTTAAGTTGTCAATAATATGAAAGTATCAGCAGAAATAGTAAAAGGTGTCTGTCCAACATGTGAAGAAGACACTATGTTAGTAGGACTTACAAATGAATTATATAGATGCATGAACTGCGGTGCAG